CTTTACAGTTGGTGGTGGTTCACTTACAAAAACAGAGGACTGTCCAGACAATGTTTTTGCTACTTTTAATCCTTTATATTCAGGTGGTGCTGTTTATAGTAATGGAAATTTAACAAGCACAATAAGTTTAGGTAGTAATAAATTTGGTGGGGTTTCAACTATTGGAGTATCTTCTGGTAAATGGTATGCAGAATTTAAAGCCTTAAGTGATACTACAAATAATATAGCAGTAGGTATTTATGGACAACCTGGACTAGCATCTAACAATAATCAAGCAGTAGGAAAAGAAACTGACAGTATAGGTTATCGTAGTGATGGTTCTAAAGGAATAGAAAATACTTTTAGCTCTTATGGTGTATCATATACCACTAATGATATTATTGGAGTGGCTTTAGATTTAGATAGTGGAACTAAAACAATTACATTTTATAAAAATGGTGCAAGTCAAGGTGCTATAACTATATCATTAACTCCAGACGAAGGTTTTTGGTTTTTATCAGCAAATAGTGCAGACGGTGGTAAATCAGGAATTTGGTCAGCAAACTTCGGCAATGGTTACTTCGGAACAACAGCAGTAGCTAGTGCAGGAACTAACGCCTCAGGAATAGGAATATTTGAGTATGATGTTCCCGCCGGATTTACGGCCTTGAGCACGAAAGGATTAAACGAATAATGGCTTACACAACAATTAATAAATCAACAGACTATTTTAATACTAAACTTTATACAGGTAATAGTTCTACACAATCTATAACAGGTATAAATTTTCAACCAGATATGACATGGATTAAAGCTAGAAGTGGAACACATGGTACAGAAAATCATAATTTATTTGATGTAGTTAGAGGTGCTACTAAATATTTAATTCCAAATGGAACAACTGCAAGTACAACAGATACAAATTCATTAACTGCATTTGATAGTGATGGTTTTAGTTTAGGTACTAGAACAGATGTAAATGGTTCTGCTGAATACGCATCATGGAACTGGTTAGCAAATGGTACAGGTTCAGCTAATACAGATGGTTCTATAAGTTCTACAGTTTCAGCTAATACTACAAGTGGATTTAGTATTGTGTCTTATACTGGGAATGGTTCTGCTGGTGCAACAATTGGTCATGGGTTAGGTTCAATTCCTGCTGTAATCATTATTAGAAGATTAAATGTTGTTGCTAGTTGGAGAATTTTTCATCAAGCGATTGGTAATACAAAGAATTTAGTATTAAATACTGGAGCAGGAGAAGAAACTTCTTCTACTATGTGGAATAACACATCCCCTACTTCTACTACATTTAGCTTGGGAAGTTATGATGAGGTTAATGGTTCGTCTGCTCCACACATAGCCTACTGCTTCGCAGAGAAACCTGGCTATTCTAAAATGGGATCTTATACCGGGAACGGAAATGCGGACGGCCCTATGGTGTACACCGGCTTTAAGCCAGCTTTTGTTATTATTAAAAAATATAATACTAGTGAAAACTGGTTGATTTTAGATACCAAAAGGGGTTCTTATAACTTTGTTGATGAATTTTTACAACCTAATCAATCTGGTGCAGAAGCAAATCATAATATAGCAGGTGGAATTGATATATTAAGTAATGGCATGAAGATGAGGCATGGTGATGGTACAATTAATGCTTCTGGTGGCTCATACATCTACATGGCTTTTGGCCAGAGTATAGTAGGTAGTAATAACGTTCCGGCGACGGCAAGGTAGTTAAAAAGAGGATAAATAGAGTTATGGCAACACCAACAACAAGAGAAGAATTAAAAGACTACGCTTTAAGAGCATTAGGTCAACCTGTTATAGAAATTAACGTTGACAATGATCAATTAGAGGATAGATTAGATGAAGCTTTACAATATTATTCTCAATATCATATGAATGCAATAAGAAGATGTTACTTAAAATATGAGTATACACAAGCTGATTATGATAGAATTGTTACTAACGGAGACGTAGCAGAATCACAAACTAAAAATTCGGTAACTACAACATGGAAAGAAAATCAAAATTTTATAGTAGTTCCTGAATCAGTTATATCTGTCACTAATTTATTTCCTTTTTCAAGTAAAGGAAGTTTGAATTTATTTGATGTAAGATATCAGATGAGACTAAATGATCTCTATGATTTTTCTTCAACATCGGTAGTTAACTATGATCTTGTGATGAGACAGTTAGACTTTTTAGATCACATTTTAGTTGGTGAAAAACCATTAAGATTTAATCAAAACGATAATAAATTATTCATTGATATGGATTGGAAAGAAGATTTACAAGTAGGTGAATTTTTAGTAATAGATTGTTTTAGAAAATTAGATCCAGAAACATTTACAGATGTATATAATGACCAATGGTTAAAAAGATATGTCACAACACTATTTAAAAAACAATGGGGAGCAAACCTATCTAAATTTAATGGCGTTGCTATGGTGGGTGGTGTGACTCTTAACGGAGGTCAAATATATTCTGAATCACTACAAGAGTGTGAAAAATTAGAAACAGAAATACGTACAACGTTTGAAGAGCCTCATAACTTTCTAATAGGATAAAAACTATGGTAATAATGAATCCATACTTTCAGCACGGAGATGGCATCGGAAATGCATCCGAAAAATATCTATACGAAGATTTAATCATAGAAGGATTAAAAATATATGGTAATTTAATTTACTATATGCCGAGAGAAATTGTAAACAGAGATTTAGTATTAGGTGAAGACGTTAATAGTAAATTTAAAAATGCTTTTCCTATTGAAATGTATTTTGAAACTACTGAAGGATTTGCTGGTCAACAAGAATTAATCAATAAGTTTGGATTAGAAATTAGAGAAGATACTACATTGATGGTATCTAAAAGACGTTTTCATAATAAGATAGACGTTAGAACAGAATTAAATGTAAAAGGTAGACCAAACGAAGGAGATATATTATTTTTTCCTTTGATGAACAGTTTCTTTGAAATTCAATTTGTAGAAGATCAGGAACCTTTCTTTCAATTAGGTAACTTACCTGTTTACAAATTAAGAGTTACACGTTGGGAATATTCAAACGAAGAAATAGATGTCGGAATAAAAGACATTGATAAAAGAGAAAGAGAAAATTCAGTTAATCTATTAGTAGACAGAGTGCGTTTAGAAAACGAAGCTGGTAGCGTTCAACTAGAACAAGATGACGTATCATCTGGTAATGCTAACTTCTTATTAAACGAAGAATATGACGCCACAGAAACTACAGTAGAAACTCAATCAGATTATGCACAAAATTTAGATTTAGATACAGCGGCCGGTTTTGATACTGCTTCTGTAGCAGATGACGTACTAGACTTTACAGAAAGAAATCCATTTGGGGAGGTAGACATTTAATGGAAAGAGATAGACATAGACAATTACATGAGTTTCATAATAAAACTTTAAAACAAAAAAAACAAATGGAACTATCAAAAAATTTAAAAAAAGAAGTAAATACCGGTGCAAACGGCACACAAAAATATGTAATTAAAGAAGGAATTAACAAAGGTAAGATAGCCAATAAAGGACAATAATGTTTGGAACACCGTTTTACAATGAAGGATTAAGAAAGATTATTATTGCTTTCGGACAACTATTTAATAATATAGTTATTGAAAGTACTAATAAGGATACTGGTGCTGTACTAAAAAGAATAAAAGTTCCTTTAGCATATGCTCCTAAAGAAAAGTTTTTAGTCCGTTTAGATGAACAAAAAGATTTAGATGATAGATCAATGGCATTAACTTTACCTAGAATAGGTTTTGAAATATCAGGATTATCATATGACCCTAGTAGAAAATTAACAAGGGTTCAAAAATATAGAACGGAAAAAACACCATTGACAAGAGATCAATCTGTTGCTAAAATGGACAGAGTATATATGGAAGATGATAGTGGTCATATTCAGTTTGAAAAAGCAAATGTTACAACAGGATATGCTGAATATCCATTATTAGAAACATCGCCAACAGATTTTGAAGATTCAAAAAAACAAAGTTTTAATTATACACCTGTACCATATAACATAAGTTTAAATGTTTATGCTTTTACAGCAACTGCTGAAAATGGTTTACAAATTGTAGAACAAATATTACCTTTCTTTCAACCAGATTATACAGTAACAGTAAATGTTATGCCTGATATGAATATAAAAAGAGACGTACCTATTATTCTAAACAGTGTAAACTATGAAGACAGCTATGATGGTGCATTTACAAATAGAAGAGCAGTAATATACTCAATGAATTTCACTGCTAAAACATATCTATTTGGGCCTACAACTAATCAAGGTGTTATTAAAAAAGTACAAGCAGATTTATATGCTGATACAGAAAACTCTCCGCCAAGAGAAGAAAGAATTACAGTTGTACCAGATCCAGTATCAGCTGATGTGAATGATGATTTTGGATTTACAACAACAATAGAAAATTTTACTGACGGTAAAAAATATAACGTGAAGACAGGAAGTGATGAATAATTATGGCCAAACTAGAAGACAAGGTAAATGAAATTCTAGGTATTGAAAGTATACCTGAAGCTACACAACCAAAAGAATTTAAACCACCTGTGGAAAGACCAAAAGGTGATGTAGAAATAAAAACAGAAAAAGATATCAATCAAGATTACGCTTATAGTAGAGATAGTTATTATAATCTAATAGATAAAGGTCAAGAAGCCATTGATGGAATATTAGAGATAGCAAAAGAAGGCCAACACCCTAGAGCATATGAGGTTGCAGGTCAATTGTTAGGACAAGTTGCAACTACAGTTGATAAGTTACAAGACTTACAAAAAAAATTAAAAGATTTAAAAGAAGTACCAAAGTCTGCTAGTACAAATGTAAAAAATGCTCTTTTTGTTGGATCAACTGCCGAGTTACAGAAAATGTTAAATAGGAAAGATGATGATACAATTGAAAAAAATATTACTCCCAAAAAGGAGTAGAAAATGAGTGAAGCATATTTAGGGAATCCTAACCTTAAAAAGGTTAATACTCCTGTTGAATACTCACAAGATCAAATAGTAGAATACCAGAAATGTGCTGGCAATCCAATATACTTTATGGAAAAATATATCCGTATTGTATCTCTTGATGAGGGTCTTGTGCCTTTTAAAATGTATGGATTTCAAAAAGATATTGTTCAAAAAATTCACGATAATAGATTTACTATATGTAAACTACCAAGACAATCAGGAAAATCTACAACAACTATTTCTTATCTATTGCATTATGCATTATTTAATCCAAACTCTAACATAGCCATACTTGCAAACAAAAGTTCTACTGCTAGAGATATATTGGGTAGACTGCAACTTGCATATGAAAATTTACCAAAATGGTTACAACAAGGTGTAATAAACTGGAACAAAGGTAATATAGAATTAGAAAATAAATCTACCATTGTTGCGGCTGCCACTTCTTCAAGTGCTATTCGGGGTGGTTCATTTAATATTATCTTTCTTGATGAGTTTGCTTTCGTACCTACTAACATTGCTGAAATGTTTTTTAGTTCAGTTTATCCTACAATATCTGCTGGTACAAGAACTAAAATGATTATAGTATCTACACCTTATGGTATGAACATGTACTATAAGATTTGGATGGACGCTATCAATAAAAAAAATGATTACATTCCTATAGAGGTACATTGGAGTGAGGTGCCAGGCCGTGATGAAGATTGGAAAATACAAACAATACGTAACACAAGTGAAGAACAATTCCAACAAGAGTTTGAGTGTGAGTTTTTAGGTTCTGTAAATACTTTAATATCAGCTTCTAAAATTAAGGCAACGCCTTATATAACACCTATAAAGTCTGCTCAAGGCGTTGACATATATGAAGATAAAAAAGAAGGACACACTTATGTGGCTGCTGTTGATGTATCACGTGGTGTAGATAAAGATTATTCTGCCTTTTTAGTATTTGATGTAACTAGTATGCCTTATAAAGTTGTAGCAAAATATAGAAGTAACGAAATTAAACCTTTTGTATTTCCTAATATAATATCTAGAGTTTGCTTAGCATATAATCAAGCACATATATTAACAGAGGTAAATGATATAGGCCAACAAGTGGCTGAAGCCTTACAATTTGAAATTGAGTACCCTAATTTATTAATGACAACACAAAAAGGTCGTGCTGGTCAAATATTAGGTGCTATGTATAGTGGTCGTGGTTCATCTATGGGTGTTCGTATGACAAAATCTATTAAAAAAGTAGGTTGTTCAAACTTAAAAACATTAATTGAGGGAGACAAAGTTGTTGTTAATGATTTCAATATCATACAGGAGATGTCAACATTTACTAAAAGAGGTCAAAGTTGGCAGGCCGAAGACGGTTCCAATGATGATTTAATGATGTGTTTAGTCATTTTTGGTTGGTTATCTAATCAACCTTATTTTAAGGAGTTGACAAATACCAATGCACGTTTAAAAATGTATGAGGAACAAAAGAATTTGATAGAACAGGACATGGCACCATTTGGTTTTGTAGACGATGGAGTGACTGATCCTGAAGACGAGGAAGTAGTTGATGAGTACGGTACCAGATGGTTTCCTGTTTCTAGAAAGGGACAATAGTCTATTTCTAGGTTATTATAAATATCAGTACTGGCTTTAAATATGGATGTAAGAAAACTTACAAAGACGTGAATTATAATATATTAATAATTAGCTAATT